GGCTGCCGCCTACCTGGCGCAGCAGCATTCAACCTGCGAAGGCTGCGCATTCCTGCAGCGCCATCCCCGCCCGCAATGCAAGGGCGAGACGTCAGAACATTTCCGGCGTCCGCGGGATACTTACCACGCACGCTGCGAGACATTTGCGGTTCGCGGCAAAGCCAGAACGACAGCCTGAACCTGCCTCCGCGCATCCTCAAAGCCGTGGCCAACGATCACACGCTGGCCAATTGATAGCAGGTATCTATGCCAATCCTTCTGCACGGCTGACACTGTCCCGCCCTTGGCGCGTTTCATCTCGATCCATAGCCCCCACTCAGGCACGAACAGGTCAGGCACTCCGGGGCTGACGCCTTCCAGCTTCAGTCGCGCGCCGACAGTTCTAGACCGTGCCTCACCGTTTGGAATGGCGAAGATCCTGACACCACGATACGTCTGCCGGAACCAGCTTACGAACTCGCGCTGTTCGACGTGTTCGGATTTACCAGGCTCTCCGCGTGACGTCAAAATACTTCCCGTTGCGGCGGAAGCTGATCTCTTTCGGGCAGGGCCAGCTTTGAAGCTCATCAATACCATTGTCGATCCCTGGCAGCGTTCCGTTCACCCGTGCAGCGATTGCCGCCAGCCTCTTCATTGCCATGTAGGTGGCAGAACCGCCATGCCAGACAACAAAGTTTTCGCGGATGACGGGCTGCGATAGCGAGCGGGGATAATACCTTACCGAAAGCATTTTCTTGCCGGCGGCGCTGGTCTCGACCGACCAGTTCCAACTGGTGACGGGTATCGTCTCCTCCGCCGCATCGCTGAGGATCGGGTCATCGTGCAGCTTCAGGCTTGGCGGCTTGCGCTCCCATACGTGGCCGCATGTCGGGCATTCCATCACTGACAGGTGCACCAGCGTGTCACACTCAGGGCAGACTTTGACGGGCGCGTCCCCGGCCTTCTGGCCTGGCTTGCGCGGGCGCGGGTTATCGAACGGCCCATGCGTCGAGACGATCCCGGCGAAATCCAGCACAAGGCAATCCTTCTTGCCATCCGCCGTGCGCGTGCCACGCCCCAGCATCTGCACATAGAGGGACGTGCTTAACGTCGGCCGGCAGGCGGCGATCAGATCCACGTTCGGCGCGTCAAAGCCCGTCGTCAGGACGTTGGCGTTGGTGATGGCTTGAATGCTTCCCGCCTTGAACGCTGCAATAATCTTTGCTCGCTCGTCCGATGGCGTCTCGCCAACCACGGTTGCCGCTGTCACGCCCTGCCGCAACAGCGCATCCCGCAGGCCGTAGGCGTGAGCCACGGAGACAGCAAAGACGATCCAGCTACGTCGCTCGCCAGCGTGCTGGATGATCTCGGCTGCAACATCGTCATTCGTCTTCAGGTCGTTCACGGCAGCGTCCAGATCAGCCTCGACATACTCCCCGCCACGCCGCCGCACATTATCGAGGTCATACGTTGTCGCCGTGCGCTTGCACGTCAGCCTCGCAAGGTGGCCAGCCTTGAGCAGCTCCATGTACGTCACAGGCACTATAAGGGAGCTGAACAGGGCAGGAGGGTCCGTGATCATACCATGACTCAGGCGATAGGGTGTCGCCGTCAGGCCGATGACACGCAGGGCGGGATTGATTGCTGTAAGGTCGTCGATCAGCTTCCGATACTGTCCAGCGGCGCCCGCCGGGATGCGGTGCGCCTCGTCCACGATCAACAGATCGACATGCCCGATCTCGTCCGCCTTCCGGGCGAGGCTCTGCACGCCGCCAAACACGATTGATTGCGAGGCGTCCCGCCGGCGCAGGCCAGCCGAGTAGATGCCAAGCGGAGCGGTCGGCCAGTATTCGCGCATCTTGGACGCGTTCTGCTGGATCAGTTCCTTGACGTGCGTCAGCATCAGAATGCGCGTTTCCGGCCACTCGCGCAAAGCTTCCTGGCAATAGGCCGCAATGACGTGAGACTTCCCGGACCCGGTAGGCATCTCGATAACGGGATGCCCCTCCGGATGCCGGGTGAACCAGTCATTCAGCATGTCGATTGCGCGCTGCTGGTAGTCCCTTAACATCAGAAGGGAACCTGTGAGTTGATCAAGTCAAAGCTAGTCCTGCCGCCTGCTTCCGGGTCGCCGTTCTTCTCAATCTTCCCGTCAATCTCCCAGACGCCCATAACGCCATCGGGGCTTTCCATCGGTTGCCACGGCACAAGGTCCGGATGCAGGACATGGCTGGTGCAGCCCCTGCGCTGGGCGGGGACGGGGATCACGTCATCGAATACGCCGCAATGCCAGTAGCCGTCAGGCCGCGCCGTCGCGTGAGCGCACGTCCGGCAGTTGACTTCCCGCGTCAGCTTCGTCTGGTGGCAAAAGTTATATGCCGGGCAAAACTTGCATTGATACCAGGCGGGGCTGGCGCCTGCGACTGGCTCCGGCATCCTGTCGCTTTCGCTAATGCGATGGCCCCGTTCTATCGCCGCAGTCGCCGCCGCCTTGTCGTAGTGGATGCGCTCGATGTGCAGGCGGTCATCGTTCTTGTTAACCCCGACATACAGCGCGCGATCCAGCCCCGCGCCGTGCATGTAGACTTGCATCTGGACCCAGTGCATCGGCTTGGCCTTGGCAACGCCGTCCTTCTCGAGCTGGGCAAAAGACTTATCGTTATGCGTCTTGAACTCGGCAACGTGCTGCGTCTTTGGCGCTTCGGGAATGTTGGACACGATGGCGTCCGCCGATCCCGAGATATGACCGCCAAACGTATAGTGCGCCTGCGTGCTTTCGATCTTGACGCCAGCCATCTCAAGGTCAGCGAGGATCGTATGTTCTTCCATCTGCCCGCGCCGGAACAGGCGCAGCATCCGGCCTTCGTGTTCTTCAATGACTGCCCAGCGGAATGACAGCCACAGCCAGCGGTCGCATGGGTGGCCAAGGGCGCTTGCGCCCATGTGGGGGCGGGGCAAACGCCCCGCCGCCTCTGCATGGCGCTTGTCGATCAGTGTAACCAGACCATTCTGAGGCGGCGGGATTTGCATTAGCCCTTCCTCCACGGCGGAGCTTTGGCGGCTGGCGCTTTGGGTGCGTCCGGTTGCGCCCATTGTGGTTTGGCAGGCGCAGCAGCCGCCCCCCCATGCTTCCATCCGCGCACTTCGTTGCGGGCGGCGTAGTCACCCTCGGCGGCCTTCACATCCAGCTTGATCTCGCACGTCCCGCCAATGAGCTGGTCCGTGTCCTGGATTTCCGCCAGGCCAATTGCGCGCATCAGCTCGCCGAGTTGCTGGCGGCCGATCTGTTCGGCCTTGGCGTTGGGGTTGCGGATGTTCAGGTTGCCGTAGATCACCCGGCCCTGATGGCTGGGGCCGACGATGTCATAGCGCACGGCGATATACTGCCCGTTCCCCGCCTTCGTGTCCTTGACCTCGGCGGAATGGATGCGGGCGGCATACCAGCCTGGCGGGACCGGATCATAAGAGCGGTCGCTTTCTGGCAGGCTGTTTACATTGATTGGTTGATCAAGTCTCATGGTTAGTTCCCATCTTTTGTGATTGAGAATGACGCGCGGCCGGGCGTCACGGTTATTGCTTCGCACAGGACGTCGGTAATGGCAGGTGACGCCGCTTTCCACAGCGCCATGTTGACCTCTGGCTTCCAGCGGAACAGTTGCCCGAGATGCGCAGTCAACCCGCGCGCCTCTGCAACTTCCTGTAGTTTGTCGCCGTCAATCTTCCAGTTATCCCGCGCCGTCAGGCGGACCTTGTAGCCCGCCCATTGGGTGCGCTCCGAGGCCAGCATCTCGTCTTCAATCTGCCGGCGGCGCTCGGTCCATTCTGTTTCGGCTTGCTTTGCTTCAAGCCACAAAGCAGCCAGGTTATCCATTGACGTCGCCCCCAATCTTCTTGATGACAGCCCCAAGGTCCGGCGCTTCCCATGCGTCCAGCCGCCCAGAGCGATCCTTGGCCAGCCAGAGGCCGTCGCCGTCGCACATCAGACCGCGCTGCGGCACACCCTCGGCGTCTTTCTCGACCCGCAGGGCCAGCACTTCATCGAAGAAATAGGGAAGCTGCTGACCGGATTTCTGGCCCGGCATGGATGGCGCGTAGAGAATGCGGCCCATCTCGTCCTGGCTCTTGTCGAGCTTTGCAGACATGTAGACGTGTTTTCCGGGCAGGTCGCGGAACGCGCGGATGATGTGCGCCATCGCTTCCTGCATCGCACCGTAAGCCTGGCGCGGGTCTTTTGCGATGCGCTTTTCGTCGCCAAGCACGACCTCTGCGATTTCCGAAATGCTATCCAGCGCGACAGACTGGTAAGCCGCCGCCTCTTCAGAGCCGGTCAGCCATTCAAGGGCATTCGTGATGTCCGCAATGTTGCCGATCTCAATGTAGGGCAAATCAGCGCCCGCAATCGACAGCAGGCCAGCCTCCGCCGATAGCGTGATGGGGTTGGGGAGTGTAGGGATTAATGAAGTCTTGCCCGCGCCAGCTTGTCCGTACACGAGCAGTTTAACGCCGTCACGCGCAAGTGCGCTCGTGCGCTTTAGGTTGATCGCCATGTGTCTCTTCCTGTTGCGTCCAGTCGGTTGATCCGGTCGGACAGGATTTAATTTGCACAAAATGCACGGCCATGCAACCGTTGATTCGAATTGGAGGCGAAAATCATGGCTGACGTGACGCAAATCTTTGGCGGCCCCTGGCGCTTGCCTACGGCGGTCGCACTTGAGGACCAGATACGGCAGGCGATGGCGTCTGCTGGCGTGACGCCGCCTGCAACAATTGCGCTGGATGGCAAGCTGCATCGTTACCAGACGGGTAGCAAAGGCCAGCCGGGTCACGACAAGCCGGGATGGTATGTGTTCTTCCCCGATGGCGTGCCGGCGGGAATGTTTGGCGACTGGCGCACGGGTGTCAGCAATACGTGGCGCGCGGACATTGGCCGCGAGCTGACTGGTGATGAACTGGCATCTGTTGCTCGCCGCCAGGCCGAAGCGCGAACAGCCCGAGACGCCAAAGCCGCCAGCGCCGCAGACAGTGTGGAGATGATCTGGTCACAGGCGGGACCCGCCAGCCCTGACCATCCTTACCTTGTCCGCAAAGGCGTCGGCGCGCATGGCCTGCGCATCACAGGCGACGGCCGCCTGATGGCCCCCCTGTTCAACACGGACGGCACGCTGTCCTCGCTCCAGTATATCGATGCAGAAGGCGGCAAGCTCTATCACCCGGGCGGCGCAACAGGCGGCAAGTATTGGAGCGTCGGGTTACTTGAGGGTGACCTGATCTATATTGCCGAGGGCTTCGCCACGGCCGCCACCATCCACGAAGTCACCGGCAAGCCTTGCGTCGTCGCCTACAGCGCATCCAACCTTGTCCCCGTGACCGGGTCGCTCCAGGCATCCCACCCCACAGCCCGCATCGTGATTGTGGCGGACAACGATGCGTCAGGCGTTGGCCAGCGATACGGCGAGCAGGCTGCGGCCAAGCACGGCGCCCGCCTTATCCTCGTCCCCATCCCCGGCGATGCCAACGATTACCGGGCCGCCGGCCATGACCTCGCCGCGCTTCTCAATCCCACTGTCGACCAGTGGCTAATCCCGGCGGATGACTTTTCCTCCCAGCCCGCTCCCATATCCTGGCTGGTCAAGGGCTGGTTGCAGGACCGCGCCCTGATCATGGTTCACGGCCCATCCGGGGGCGGCAAGACATTCCTCGTTCTTGACTGGGTCCTGACAATGGCTTCAGGGGCTCGTCAGTGGAACGGGCGCAAGGTCCGCCCCGGTCCGGTCGTCTACCTCGCCGGCGAGGGCCACCAAGGCCTGCGCGGGCGGGTGGCGGCGTGGAAGCAGCACCGCGGCGTGCCCCGCCTCGACATGTGGCTTAGCAAAGGCGGCTGCGACCTCAACACCCGCGATGGCCTGCGGCGCGTCTCCGACGCCATCCGGGAGCTGCCAGTTACGCCCGCGGTGATCGTGGTCGACACCCTGCACCGCTTCCTGAACGGGGACGAGAACAAGGCGCAGGACGCCAAGACCATGCTGGATGCCTGCGCGGAGTTAATGGCGGCATTCAACTGCGCTGTCATTCTCGTCCACCACACCGGCGTCAGCGACGAGGCGCAGCACCGTGCGCGAGGATCGTCCGCCTGGCGGGGGGCGTTGGACATTGAGGTGTCCGTTATCCCCGGTAATGACAAAGGCGACCCTATGCAGGTCGTCCAGCGCAAATCCAAGGACGCCGAGCTGGCAGAGGATGTGACCGTGGAGCTTGTCTCCGTCCCCATTACAGGATGGCTGGATGAGGACGGCGAGCAGGTGACAAGCGCAGTCGTCTCGCTCAGCGAGCGCCAGCATCAGCCCAAAGCACATCCCAAGGCGGGGCAGTATCAGCAGACCTTCCGGCGCGCTTGGGAACACGGCGGATGCGTCTGGCGGGATAGCCTGCCCTTCGTAAATCGGGACGCTTTGCGTGAAGTTTTTCTAATAGATGGAATATCGGAAAAGGCCGTCCGTAACTACCTCAATCCCAACGCTGACCACAAGCCTGTCAGCGTTCTGATACAGGCATCCCACATCGCACCGACACAGGGTGGATGGCACATCGTGCAGGCCGAATGGGTTTCGCAACTCAGGATGGTCAGGGGCGCAACTAGCGCACCTAGCGCACCTGAGCGCACCTAGGTGCACTGGTGCGGGGTTGGCAAAAAGCTAGCAAAATCAGGAAAGGGCCGCACCGCACCGCACCTACTACCTATAGGTAGGTGCGACTGGTGCGCTCCTGATTGCAGCTTGCTGGATTTTGGTTGACCAACTTTGGCAAGCCATGCACAAAGGTTCCATCAACAGAGGAGGCCACCCAATGACCGAAGCCGAAGCCATTGCAGAATTCCGCGAAGCGTCTGCCGCAGTCCGCCGAGCGTTCGGCGCCCGCGACGATGCCCGCGTAGACCAGATCCTGGCAGACACCCGCATGAGCCAGGCCACAGTAAATCTATCAGATGCCCAGGCACGCCTGCACGCCGCCGACGTCGCCCTACAGGCCGCCCGCGCCGAGCCGCCAGCTCCCGCCGACATCGACGTGACCCGCCAGCCCGTCAGCTTCACCTTTGTGGAAGCGACCCTCAACGGCTCAGCCGAGTAGGGGCGCATCATGGGGCGATTGGGGCGACCACGTAAGATCGGGACGCGCTACAAGTCGGGCGACCTTCGCCCGACCGAGGCGGAAATCGAACGCCGGAAAACACCTCGGGGCGAGGTGGTCGAGCCAACAGCCGAGACCATCGCCCGTAGACAGGCCCTATTTGGCGATTGGAAGGCCGTACGTGAGGAAGTCTGCCCGGTCGATAGGGTGGCCGCCCGACTGACCGAAGAACAGTACCACGCGGGCCGCTACGCCCGAACCGTCTACGCCCGGTATGTCGTCGCCATCCGCGCGCCACGGGTGACGGCCGGGCAGTTGAGGGACTTCGTCCAAGGTTCGGGCGAAGGCGGGATGACGCTGGAACAGGCCCAGGCCGCCGTGGCCGAGTACCTCGAGGTGGTGACAGCGATCCGGCGCTATTCGTATCGGTCGCTGAAGGAAGTTGAGCGCATCATGCACGGATCACCGCCTCGCTCGCTTGACGCGCTCATTGTGGGGTTGACCGCCCTTGCGGACCATATGGGCATGTTTCGGCGGGAGGCGGCGTGATGTTGATCGAGCAGGGCTTCTACGTCAGCGCCGGGATGCTCGGCTTGTGCCTGTTGCTGGCGTGGATTTGGCCACGGCGCGACACCTGATCTGCCAGTTCTGCCATATTTGCTAGTTGCTATTTACAACGCCCGCAAAACGCTTCATTTGGTAAATTCAGAGTGGCGGTTCCTGTGTGGAGCCGCCATTTTGCTTTTCGGGGCGCCATGATCTTACCGTCAAGGGACATGGTCACACAGATCGAAACCGCGCGCTGGTCCCCCGATCCTGAGACTGTCGCTACCCTTGAATTCATCGTTGTTTCTCTCACGGCCCCGGATGATACCGGCGCTTGCGAGCTGCAACGCATTTACCAGCGCTGCGCCTTCGAAGCAGAACGCGACGAGGCTGTCGGGGCCATCGGCTTTCGCCTGGCAGCGGCTCGCCGGCGTCACGTCTACGTCTGGTTCATGGCGGATTGCCCCGCCGATGGCTGGTGTTCGTTTCATCTGGTTCTGTCTGACAGGCCGATTACCCGCGAAGACGTCCGACGAAAGGCCAAGCGGCGGTTCAGCCTGAACCTGCTGAAAGAGCGGTCCGAATGGGTCGGCCCACAAAGCAAAGCGCCCCCGGATTTCTCCGAGGGCGTTTGACTTGTTCAGGCCGCTTTGTTCCAGCGCTTCTCAGCGAGTAGACGGGCCGGGTTGATTACCGGCGCCACTTGCCTGTGATCCTTCATGGCCCTTGCGAAGCCGAAGCTGGCAAACACGTTCACCAGCGAGATGAAGAAGCAGGCGGGCCAGAGCGCCCAATCAGGGGCCAAGGCATATTCTGCGTTGAGGTGTTCCAGGCCTACGTGGTTAAGCCCGGCCTCGATGCAGCCGAAACCTACGCCGAGGACGCCGGCAATCACTGCCGTGGCGTAGTTCTTGGTTTCCCAAGCCTCCATCACGCGCTCCACAGCGCGGGACAGAAGGAACACGATCACCACCATTGCGACGGTGAGCAGTGTTCCGGGCAGCCAGCCCTTGGCCCAGAAGCCGAGGGTAGCTGTGACAACAGACAGGGCCACGAAAGCAAGGCAGGCCTGTTGTTCAAAGGTTTTTTCGTCGGTATATTTCGTCATAGCGGGTGTCCTTTTCCCGTTAGGACCGTAGGTGAGGGGCTGAAGCCTCCCTGCGGTCCGCTGATTTTCAATCTGCTCTCCAAGCGCGTTTTGCTTGTGCAGTGACATCAACATACGCATTCGCCTGTTGCGGGATACGTTACAGCCTCAAGTTACTTGGCTGTCTCCAAATCAACAGTTCGTGAAGTGACGCAGAGGAAGGCAAGATGGCCTATCCCAATCCGATCATCCGATACCGAGAGAACAACCGCGAAATTCTGCGCGGCGTCACGAAAGACCATCGTGTTGGGAGGTTCGTCTTGCAACAACGCGAGAACGAGACAGGGAAAGCTGTCCTAGACTTTACCGACGTGCTGAATGGCGCGACGATTACTGCCGCTGTCACTGACAGCAACATCGACGGCTCTGTGGCTGTTTCATCCGGCCAGGTCACGCTGACCACGACCGGCCTCGGCATGGGATACGGCGACACTGACGTGACCGTGACGTTCAGCGATGGCCGCGTGCGCATCGAGAAGCTGCGTTACGTCGAGGTGAACGGGAACTGGCGTTCCGATTACGGTTGGACTTACGCGTCGTGAGTGAGCTGAGCGAACAGCAAGAACGCTTTTGCCGATACATCGTTGAAGGCATGACGCAAACGGAAGCTTACAAGCTGTCCGGCTACAACGTTGCGAACGACAATGTGGCCGCTGCGAATGCGAGCCGCTTGCTAAAGACGGCTAAGATAGCCGAACGGATTAGCAGCCTTCGCAAACCAATGGCCGTAGACGCCACTGTGACGCTCTCTTGGCTCATCCAGCAGGCCAAAGAGGTCCTAGCATCGGCGAAGGCTGACGCCTCACACGCGGCCTCCATAGCGGCAATCAAAGAGCTGGGCATCCTGAGCGGCGAGCGCATCGAACAGTCGATCCGCACAAACCGGAACATCACAGTCGATGAATACAGCGACGAGGACCTTACCGCATATCTCGCCAGCAATGGCAGCGCAGGAGCTATTGCGGAGGCGTCACGCGCGAAGGGGTCTGATCCCGTTCACTAGCTACACCAACCACGCCTACGAGCCCGCGCCGCCACATTCGGAGATAGCCGAGAAGCTGGAAGCGGTTGAACGCGGCGAGATTGACCGCCTCATGATCTTCATGCCGCCAAGGCACGGCAAGTCCGAACTGGCGTCGCGTCGGTTTCCCGCCTGGTACATGGGCCGGAACCCGGACAAGCAGATCATTGCTGCGAGCTACAACTCGGACCTAGCCTCAGACTTCGGGCGCGAGGTTCGCAACATCATCCGAACGAACGAGTTCTCGCGCCTCTTCAATGTGAAGCTGGCAGAGGACAGCCGAGCGGCCGGCAGGTGGAACACTGACGCGGGCGGCGCTTACGTTGCGGCTGGTGTCGGCACGGCTGTTACTGGTCGCGGCGCTCACATCCTGTTGATCGACGATCCCGTGAAGGACCGCGAGGAAGCCGAGAGCGAGCTGCGGCGCGAGACGATCTGGAACTGGTACACATCGACCGCTTACACCCGCCTGATGCCGGGCGGGGCTGTCATCCTGATCCAGACGCGCTGGCATGAGGACGACCTAGGCGGGCGGCTCCTCGAAGCCGAGAACAACGGCGGCGACAAGTGGGTCAAGGTCAACCTGCCTGCGATCAAGGACGGCCAGGCGCTCTGGCCTGAACGCTACAACGTCGACGCCCTGAAGCGCATCAAGGCTGCAATCGGGCCGCGCGACTTCGAAGCGCTCTACCAGCAGAACCCGACGCCTGATGATGGCACGTTCTTCCTGCGGGACTGGTTCAAGCGCCACGATGACGCGCCGGCCAAGGGACACATCTACATCACCAGCGACTACGCGGTGACCGAAGACGGCGGCGATTGGACCGCGCATCTCGTCTGGAACTATCACGAGGACACGCTGACGCTGATCGATGGCTGGACCGGCCAGACCTCGGCGGATGTGTGGATTGAGGAGCTTTTGCGGCTGGTCAAGCAACACAAGCCGCTCTGCTACTTCGGAGAGGCTGGCGTGATCGTCAAAGCGGTCAAGCCGATGCTGACCCGGCGCATGAACGAGCTGCGCGTGTTTGCACGCACTGAGTGGATACCGTCCATCTCGGACAAGCCGACGCGCGCCCGAGCATTTCAGGCCCGCGCTGCGATGGGCAAGGTCAGCCTGCCCAAGACCGATCTGGGCGAGAAGGTGCTTAACCAGCTTCTGAGCTTCCCGGCCGGCAAGCACGACGATCTTGTCGATACCTGCGCCCTGATGGGCATGGTGATCGACATGGCGCACCCAGGCTTCACGCCTGCGGCGCCCGAACCCTTGACGCGACCCCGCGACTACAGGCCCCCACCAAAGGCGGACAATTGGCGAGTATTGTAAGCATGTCGCCTAAGCCCGAAGCGGGCGAGGACGGCGCCGAGCGCATCCGGAAGATGGTGCGCGAGTATCTGGACACGATGGAAGAAGCGCGCGACCGCGCTGCGCTTTCGCGCGACTATTACGATGGCAAGCAGTGGACGAAAGAAGAGATTGCGACCCTCAAGCAACGCGGTCAGCCGCCTATCGTCTTCAACCGCATCAAGAGGAAAGTGGACAGCATTTTGGGCGTCGAGCGCAACAGGCGCACCGATCCCAAGGCTTACCCACGGACACCACGCGACGAGCAGAGCGCCGACATCGTAACGCAGGCGCTGCGGTTCGTGTCGGATCAGACTAGGCTGAACAACATATTCTCAGGCGCTTTTGAGTGCGGGATGATCGAAGGCGCGGGCGCTGCCGAAGTCATCATGGACGGCCCCGAGGACATTCGCGTCAACCTGATCCCGTGGGATGAGTTCATCTTTGACCCGCGCTCGAGCCGTCACGATTTCTCCGATGCGCGCTACCTTGGCGTGCTGAAGTGGATGGACGCTGACGACGCCATCGCGCTCTACCCCGACAAGGGCAAGGAGATCGAAGCGGGCATTACCGGCTCGGAGAAAGCCTTCGTTGCGGACCAGTCTGTTGACGACAAGCCGTCATCGGGAACGTGGATTGATCGCAAGCGCCGGCGTGTCCAGGTCTGTCAGCTCTATTACAAGGCTGGGTCCGAACACAATTACGCGGTGGTCGTCGGCTCCACGCTCGTCATGGACGGGCCGAGCTACTACCGCGACGAGAAGGGCAAGACCGTTTGCCCCATCGAGGCGTTCAGCGCCTACGTTGACCGCGAGAATTGCAGGTACGGCGTTGTCCACGACATGCGCGGTCCTCAAGACGAGATCAACCATCGCCGCTCCAAGGCGGTTCACTTCCTGCATTCCCGCCGCGTCATGGCGCAACAGGGCGCGGTTGCCGATGTCGGGCAGGCCAAGCGCGAGATTGCCCGCCCTGACGGCTGGGTCGAGGTTGTAGACCCGCAAGCCGTGCAGGTGCTGGACACGGCGCAGGAAACGACCGGCAACCTGAATATGTTGCAGGAGGCGAAAGCCGAGATTGACCTTCTCGGGCCGAACAACGCCTTGCAGGGCAAAGGCACGGAAGGCGAGAGCGGCCGCGCCATCATCGCCCAGCAGCAGGCAGGGCTTGCCGAGCTCGCGCCGCTCTATGACCGGTTCAACGATTTCAAGCTGCGCGTCTACCGGGCGACATGGGCGCGCATCAAGCAATTTTGGAAGGCGCCGAAGTGGGTGCGCATCACCGACGACGAGCAGGCCACGCAGTTCATCGGGCTGAACCAGGTGCAGGTGGACCCGATGACGGGCCAGCCGATGGTGCAGAACGCTGTCGCGCAGATGGACGTTGACGTGATCCTCGAGACGGGACCGGACACGGTGACGTTGCAGTCCGAGGAGTTCGAACAGCTCGCGCAGATCATGCCGCAGCTTGCAGCCCTGCCGCCGCCCTATGCGCTGGCGCTGATCGAGGCGAGCAGCCTGCCGGCGCAGCGCAAGAAGAAGATGACGGAGCTGTTGTCTGGCGGGGGCGAACAGAGCCCCGAGGCGCAGGCGATGGCGCAGAAGCAAGCGCAGATGCAGGAACGCGCTGCTATGGCCGAGATTGCGACAAAGGAAAGCTCCGCCGCGCTGAACATGGCGAAGGCGCAGAACGAAGGCGCGCTTGCGCAGTCGAACATTGAGCTAGAGCGCGAGCGGATGACGGCCGAACAGGTCAAGGCGCAGGGCGAGACGGCTATCAAGGCGCAGGAACTACAGATCAAGCAGCAGGAGCTGCAATTCAAGCTGGCCGAGCTGGACCTGAAGCGGGCCGAGCTTGGGCTGAAGCAGCAGGAACTGGCGGCGAACGTCGAGATGGAACGCGAGCGTTCCGCGCTGACCGAGCGCATGGCCGACCGTCAGTCGATGGCTGAAGACAACCGCGCGCAACGCGAGGCGGCCAAGCCGAAAGAGACCGAGAAGCCGGACAAGAGCGGGGATGCTGTAGGCTTGGGCCTGCAAGCTCTGGCCGCTGCATTGAGCAAGCCGAAGTCAATCGTCCGTGGTGCGGATGGCAAGCCGATAGGGATTGAATAATGAGCAAGGGCAACACCTTCGAGAACGATCTGCTTTTGCTGATCTTCAACAACACAGACGCCGCCCTGATCGGTGATGCGACCGGCCTGCGCGGCTCGTCCACGGCTGGTTCGCTCTACGTCAGCTTGCACACGGGCGACCCGGGCGAGGCTGGCACGCAGACCACAAGCGAGTGCGCTTATGGCAGCTATGCACGGGTGGCTGTTGCGCGGACAGTGGGCGGATGGACGGTCAGCGGCAACGCGGTGACCAACGCTGCGCTGGTCCAGTTCCCGCAATGCACGAGCGGTTCCGAGACGGCAACATACTTCGCCATCGGCACGGCATCGAGCGGCACGGGCAAGGTGCTGTATCGCGGTGCGTTGTCGGCTTCGCTGGCGATCAGCTCAGGCATTCAGCCGCAGTTTGGCGCAGGCGACCTGGACGGCAGCGAGGACTGAGCGTGGCGGGTTTCCGCAACCTTCGCGCATGGACTGACGCGGACAACGCGGGCCAATGCCACTTCACGAGCTTCCGCAAGGCTGTGTCTTCGACCGCTACGACAACGAACGCATGGATTGACTACAGCTACTTTCCGGGTGCGCCGACTGCCAACTTCTACGCATCATCACCGCTTGAAGCAGCCTATGTGGATGCGGCGCGCGGGATCTACGTCCCGACCGTAACGCCTGCAACGCAATGGCTGCGCAACCTCAAGCTGATGAGCGCGGCAAGCAGCACGACAAGCACGACGAACGGCAGGCAGCAAATCGTGCTTGCTGACCTGCTGATGTACTACCCGTTCGTTGATACGGATGCGGTAGGCGAACAGCAGGACATGATTCAGACGGTGTCGCTGCCTCGCTACACAAGCGGGCGTGTCATCGCCGTAGGGCAGTCTGCAAGCTCAACGAACGGGCTGTTCACGTTCTCGTATACTAATCAGGACGGGACGCCGGGCCGCACATCGCAGGCGCACAATACGTTTGTGGTCGCAGGTGGCGGGCAGGTAGTGGCGTCGAGTGTCGGCCTTGCGACGAGCTATCACCCTTATCTCTCGCTTCAGGGCAGTGACAGCGGCGTCCGGTCAATCGAGAGCGTGACCTTCACGGCGGGCGGTGGCGGGCTGATGGCGCTGGTTATCGTGGCGCCAATCCTAGAGTGCTTTCTGACGCAGGAAGCGCGGCGCGGGACAACGGACAGTTTCGGGGCGTGCGACGAGTTCGCCTCGGTCATCAATCACAGGCCGCGCCAGATCAAGGACGGCGCAGTGCTCAACCTTTTCGCAGCCGGCCACGCTGGCTCTCTCGCCTCGTCGATCCTGGCGGGCCTTCTTGAAACAACGTGGAACTGACGCATGGGCTGGTCTTCACAGGACGACCTAATTAACCAGATCACGACCAACGGCAAAACAGGCAACGCGTTTTCCAACAAGACGCTGTCATCTGCCGGAACCGCTGGTCACTGGACGCTGCTTGCAGGTCATGCCGGTGCGCCAATCGCTGCGACGTTTGCGGGTACTGACCTTACCTACGTCCCGACCGATGACACATGGGGCGAGGGTACGCTCTATCATGGCGGCAACGTCTCGACCGCGACAAAGCATTTCCTGACGGCTGGCGCGTCGGTTGTCGCGGCTGCGGGTGCGCCTTGGTATCTGATGGCGATTGACCTTGTGGGCTATGTCCCGCTGTCAGGCACGAACGTCTCGACTACCGGCACTAAGACCGTGACCATGACGGCCATCGGATCGGGCGGCGGCACGGGCGACCGATATGCGGCAGGCGCTGGGCTTGAGATGTTCGTTGCGGCAGATACGGCGCTGGGCGCAAACGCCCCGACGTGCATTGTCAACTATCTCGACACGGGCGGCGGTGCAGGGGCGACAACCACATTCACAAGCACGGCTTCGCTGGGCATCGGGCAGCTTCTGAACTCAGGCAACGCGGCCAACAAATACAACCCGTTCCTTCCAAGGGCTGCGGGCGATACGGGCGTGTCTGACATCGTCTCGCTCGTCTGGGCGGGTACAGCTCACGCATCGGGTACGGTCATCATCGGCCTCTGCAAGCCGCTGTGGACGATCCCTGTGCCGGCGACCGGCCTCTATACGAAGCTGGACTTTGTGAACGCCTTCCCGTCGCTGCCGCGCATCAGGGACGGGGCGAACATCCAGTTCCTGCTCTACCAGACCGCTGCGACGACTTCCGGCGGTACGATCATGGTAGATTTTGACTGGGGATATGGCGGCTAATGGCGCTGCTTCAGAACGGCTTCCGCGACGCGTCGGCGGGCGTTCGTATCTTCGGGGCGACACAGAGCAACAACGCTTATCCGCCTGCGCTTCAGGGAAACAATAACAAGGCGGGACCGCGT